CTGTTTGCGTTTTCTACTGCCGCCAGGTCCGTCCCAACAAACAATGACTTTTGTTGGCTTAATCTCTCTCGTAAGTTTTTGTAATGACTTAAGAAAGCCAGTTGTTCCGCCAATTGGATGGCCTTCTTTTGATAATTGAGGAACTACAATATAGCTCCGCAAAAACATATTTAAGCCGTCAATGATCATTATTCGTTCTTGTTTATTGTTCACAATCTCATCTCCTTAAAATCGCCTTCGCTGGTAGAATAAACCACCTTTCTTATTCCAACCCAACGCATAGCAGCCTCGCACATTGAACAAGGTTTGCTTAAGCGCAATTCATGTTGGTTGTTGGTTCTTACAACGTAGATCGTTGCGCCTTCCGTACTGGTTCTCTCTATATTTAAAATGGAACCAAGTTCTGCGTGAACTCTGGCATGGATTTTATCTTTTTTCTTAAATCTCATCGCAAAAGAACTGAACTTGTTTTTGTTGCAAGACACATTTACAATATTTGAACCTTTTACCAAAACAGCTCCATGTCTGTGTTGATAATCGGATTGATAAGAAATGCGTTTAGCAAGGTCTATATATTTCCTTTCTTTTCGCGATAGTAATTTAGCATCGTCCATAACAATTATAATAATTTATTGTATTAGATATGTCAACTAAAATGTGTGAAGTTATTGAAGAGGGGTTGACTGGCCATTTTCTTCAGTGTCGTAAAAATCAGATGCCTTGCCGGTCCTGTCGTTAAACTTCAAGACCACTTCTTCATCCATAATCTCTAAAACACGTGTTCTGAACTTTTTACTTTGAAGCTTCTTAGTCCAATTTGCTGACTGAAACTTCTCAGAAGTGCCATCTGTGAAATGTAACTCATACCAGGCGCCAGATCGGTCTAGATGTTTTGAACCTTGAATGGCGTCAAACCAGCTTTCTTCATCAGCGACACCGACGTGATCACCCCATAAAATTTTAAACTGGCATTGGCGACCTTGAGAGCCAAAACGAGACTTTTCGAGTTTAACCTTTACTGTATTCCCTATTCTGTATCCGTGCTCGTCTAACACGAAAGATGCCTTTGCTTTGGGCCTAGTAAGCCATATACGCAGTGAATATGCGTATATCATAGCTTTTCCGCCTGGTGTCGTATAAGGCGTCGTAAGAATTTGACTGCGAGCTGTTGGGCCGCTAGGAATATTTGTTTTTAGCTGATTTAGCACCAAAAACGTAGACTGGCTATTGGCCAATGGAATGGTTAGCTTAGACATTGCCTTCGCAAGAATACGAGGNTTTACGGCCATACTGGAGTTTGGATTGAAATCGCCCTCCAAGTCTGAGATTGCGGGAGTTAAGGCCAAGCTATCCCAAATAAACAACATTTGATTGTCGTTTGATTTTAAGAGTTCTTCCATAGTCTCCATTACAAACTCAACACTCTTTGCTTGAACATATAAAATACTAGATGCATCGCATCCAGCCTTTTCCATAAATGTAAAATCCAACGAAGATTCTGAATCAAAATAGACGACATCAATACCCATCTTTTGAGCATTTCCTGCTATTTGAGCAGCCATATAAGATTTGCCGCTAGCCTCTAGGCCCGCGATTTCAGTCACTTTTCCAACTGGAATGCCGGCAACTTTTCCACGACGAATAATGCTGTCTAGCCATCGTGAGCCAGTAGGAATCCATCTTTTTACAATTGTTGGGTTATTTTCGTCTGTGAGGTCAACAGCGACTTCTTGTCCTGCTTTCTTGTTGATTAGCTTTCTCATTTGGTCTATAGATAAGCGACCAGCAGCTTTTTTACTTTTAGCCATATTATTTTCCTACTTTAAATGCGTGGCAGCAGCTGCGGAAGCCCTTCTTACTCATTTTCATTCCTACTGTGTCTCCGTGATCTTTAACTTCAAGAATATACTTTGGGCTTCTGGTAATCAGGTTGGTAATATCGCTGTTGTCTGACCAAAACCATACCCATCCATCTTGAATGTCTTGTTTGTGGGCGCTCACAGCGGTTTCGCTGTCGGGACCGCCGCCTTTTCCTTTAAAACGTTTGGCTATTTTCTTAATGTTCTTTAAAAAATTCTCTTCACCTTTTTTATAGATATTTTCGCTCACTTTCTTCTCCTTTTTAGTTAAGCAACATATACTGAGTTTGTTGGTGTATCTTCGTTTACTTCTGGACAAATTAAACCAAAATCATCTGTAGACTCATACCAATCGTCATACAATATATCAGGCGTCAATCTAACTTCTATTTTCTTCACTTTGTAGGATACTTCACTTAATGCTTCGTAATTAAAATGCTNCAGCCCTCCTGAAACAATTATTCTTCCGCATGTGCACTGTCTTACATCATCTTTCGTTCTAGAATAAACTATGTTTTTACACTCTCCACATTCAACAGCCTTAACTAGCACCTAATTTTCCTCCTTGTTGGTTAAAGTTGAGGCATCTGTAAACCCATGCCTCCCTGCGGTTTGGAAATTAGCCCAATAGCTCAGAAAAAGCCTTATCGACCTTATTTCCAGAAGTTGGCATCGATGTAACCTCTGCTACGCTATCTGAATTATCAGAGTTCAGAAAGTTATCCAAGATATCTTGAACCTCAGTCACTGTCTTGCGTGAAGCAGCGAAAAGCTCATCGAAATCTGGAATATTCTCCAACAGGCCTGCAGCTGCAGTGCTGTCCTCCAAAAGAGCAGAAGAACGGCGACGAGGAGTAATCTTCGTCTCTGGGAAAGAAGCTCCAGCTGGCTTGGTGTAAGTTACAACCAAGTCGGTGCCGGATTCTGGATCTGTGATGTCGCCGTATTCCGGGTTCATCACGAGACCAACTAGAGTTTCGTAAGCACGCTTACCGAAGCCCCAGACCTTTACACCCTGATCCTCTTCGCCGCGAACAAGAACTGGTGCGAAGAAACGCTGCTTTGCGCCGATCTTCTTGGCCATACGCTTAGACTCTTCAGAGCCTTCTTGCCAAAGAGCGCGGACGTAGCTATCCAGTGGACAGTTTTCGCCAAAATTGCGCTTTGGAGAGAGGAAACCGGGATTTCCATCGATGTAATGGAACCAGTAATCCTTAAAAGGCTCGCCGTCAGAAGGACAAACCAGACGAACAGTTTGCTCTCCTTCTTGCGGCTTCCAGAAGTTATTATTACCTCTGCCGTTGTTCTTAAGCGCTTCCTGACGGGCGCGCATCTTATTCATATCAATACCCATAATATTTCTCCTTTGTTGTTTATGGTTAAAGTCACCTTAATGGTCTTTTAAGGCGCTAATTTTTGTATTAAAGTACTGCTTTTTTCGCAATAAGCAATTAGCTTATCATATTCAGTTGAATAAACCGAATAAGTTGTCTTCATTTTATCATGTTCAATATGTGTTTTTAAATTAGTTTGTATCGCCTCCATCAAGTTTTCATCTTCTTCCAATTGTTTACTTGGAACTCCATAATAATAATTTTTTTCTCTTGGAAAGTCAAGCGAAAAAAACATTTTCTCTTCACTATTTTCGCTATCCAACAATCCTAATGTGCTTACACGCGCAGTGTTAATACGATCAGTTACTGTCGTAAGAACGGGCTCTGTGTGATTAAATACATTAATCATATGATATGTGGAAACGATCATTGTGTTTAAAGAGTCCTTAAATTTCATTATTGGAACTGACCCCATTATATCAGATATCTTTTGATTGTCAAGCAAATAAACTCTCTTAAGCAATCCAGATCGAGCATATTCCTGAAACACGTTGAAAAGTAAGTTGTTTTGAAGCTTTTTGTTTCCAACTAATTCTGTTTGTTGAGGGATTACATATATGATGGTTATTTCTGTTTTACCTTTGATTTTTTCTAAAATAGATAAAGAAGCGCCAGACACCGTACCACAACTGGTGATAAACAATGTTTCAGGCATCACCTCCTCTTGTAAATATTTGATTATACCTTTCGGTAGTTTTTCTTCATACAATTCTGGAGATGCCTGGCGCTTAAGACCAAAAGATGTTTTGGTCTTTTTTAATCCTACATCAAGTTTTATTGTTTTATATTGTGGGTATTGTTTAAACTGATCAGCAATACTACAACCTGCTTGACCTAAACCTATTACGGTTTGCATTTATGCCTCTTGTGGTTTCGTCACTGTTCTTTGATCATAATTCTGTTTTATATAATCTTGCAAAAATGTGTTAAGCGATATCATCGGACTATTTGGTTCACTTTGTAATTGCTGAATAAAAAATCCAGCTTTA